CTCGACATTGAAGATCGCTGCCCTCGCATTTGTCACCTTGTACACCAGAGCAACTCCGACTACTAGCGGTGTTCCATCCTTCGTGCGTGCATCGACGTACGACTTGGCTGTCATGCTGGTGGACACCACTATGTAGTCGAGTTCTTGGATTAAGGGCCATACGATGTACCATCCTGGGCCACAATCTTTCATGTGTTTGCCGAGTGTCACTCTCACGCCTGACTCTTCAGGATTGATTGTCATTATCCGTGGGAGTAGGCTGAGGAGTCTCGTCAAGAGTTCGTTCAGTACAGACATGTCATGTCACTCTCCTACTTTCGCTTAGCCCGTTCACACCAATCCTTACCAAACAGTCCTGTCTCCCAAGGCGTTTCCCACGCCATAACTCCGAATCGTGTACCGTACTCTCCCATCTTCCGGTGGTTGAGTTGAGCCTCTTCCCAGTCTCGGTCTGGATCGAACTTGATCTCGTGACATGTCTGCTTCACGCGGTGCCGAAAGGCTCTCTCCTTGAACTTGTCCCACGCCTTACTGATCGTGATGATGGCGTGACGCTTACGAGATCGTGACATGTCACTACCTCCAATAGAAAAAGTGCCGGGACGTTTTTAGGGTGGTGCCCGACATAGCCACGCAGCACAGTTGCTACACTGTGAACGGAAGGTAACGGAATCGAACTGTCAGCCGGTCAAGGCTGGGCTGGTTTTCAAGACCAGTTGGGCACCATTGCCCCCTACCTTCCCCGAGGGCGGGCCTCCCCCAAACACGAGTTTCAATATCCAAATATCGACAACGTGCTCGTGCGGACTCGAACCGCAACCCCAAACGGCCCCAGCGGGACTTGAACCCGCGACCTTCGGATCGACAATCCGGTGCTCCGTCCAACTGAGCTATGGGACCAAGTGGCGGGCAAGGTCTGGGTTTGGAGGGACCCGTAGGTATCGTGTCCAGGCCCGCCCGCCGATAGTCTTCGCACAACATCCGAGTCATTTCCGGTGCACCGGGGTCTGCTCGGTGTGCACAGTTGTGCGTAATAGCCGGGCTCATGACGTATCGCCCGATGATACCAGCCCGCTTTGGGGCAGTGAGGGGTGGCGTTGCCCTGCTCGCGGCTGCGTGAGCGACCGATGACTGCAAAAACACCACTCCCTTCCACTTAACCCTCAGAGTGTACCTATTTGCCAACGTCAGGTGCCCTCTCGTGGGAACAATTTTCGCGTAGGCTCGTAAATGCTGGCTAGACCGGGGGTTATGGGGGCACTTTTTTGCAGGAAAATGGCACAAATTACGCAAAACTACGCACAAGTCCCAAAAATGGGGCATATAGGCGGGGTCTAAGAGGGGGTATGGGACTCCTGCCCGCGAAAAGCGAGGGTGGTACCCCCCGGTGGTCCGATAATACCGGCGTTGCTGGCGTGACTGGCGTGATCTTATCGGACCTGCCTCTCTCCATGGGGACAGAGTCCTATAATCAGCCCCGTCGGAGACTGATATCCATGGTATGGAGACAGGGACAGGGACAGGGTAGGGGCTAAGACCTCCATCAGTCCGATAACATGGCCTCATTTGCATGGCTTGTGCACCAACGTCCGATAACGCTGCCTGCCTACTGCCACCCTTCTGCCATACTTGACGTCACACGCTAAGTTCTTATCGGACCTAGACTTGCGACGATCTGCCACCCTTTCCATACTTGCCACCCTACCAAAAACCCCTTATAAGGCTTGTGTGTACACGCCACACGGTCCTCCGCACAAGTCACGCACACGAGGACAACAATTGCGTGCCACCCTTCTATATACTTCTTTCATAAGGGTGGAAAGTATGGCAAGTATGGCAGATTGCCGTTTTCAGATCAGGAACGCCGATTCCCTGCCATACTTGTGCCACCCTTCCGGCCCAAAGTGCCACCCTTGCCACCAGGGACGCACGTCCGATAACATCGCTCCCCATGGGCATGCTATCCCCATTCTATCACAGTCCCTGCCCTACGCACGCGTTCTACTTTATAGGACGCTCCAGAAAAACTTCAGCCTGCCGTCCGATAATCATGCGGCCCACGGTACGCTAAAGGCCATTTTGCACAATTGTGCGTCAATTTGGCTTTTTGTTGTTGGCACGCGTTTATTCATCGTGTATACTTAAAGTGTCGGCACAAGGGACTGGCAGACGCACGGACGACCAAACGCACGCACGGAGCACGGACGACCATAGGGGCAATAACGTGTTCTCAGAATGGAGTCGCGTCTTATCGGACGGACAAATTGGTGGTTGGCAGGGTATCCGATGGATACCAAAACCAGAATCTGCTATCGAAAGGACCTATAATGAACAGTCCAAGACGAAGCAGATCACGCCAACGGTCTCGGATCAGACGGTCCACAGAGACGACGTTCAGGCCCGATAACCTGGATGAATCAGCGGCCCGTGAGGGTGCTGCATCCACAAGGCTATCGGACTGTCGGGTCAGAATGGCCCCCGGACGTCACATGCAAGAGGACCGTCGAATATTCGGCACTGGATTCTACAAGGCGTGGTGTGCGTAGGGACGGAACGAATGGGGGCGACGGATCGCCCATCTTCTATTTGCGGACTGTGCGGTTATCGGACGGTTCGGTTCATTCCCGAGCCTGATCTGAGTTGGCCCGAATTGGTCGGGCTATCACTCTAATCTCTTTCAGGAGATGTACTATGATGACCGCAAAAGTTACCAAGGTGAATGGTGTGCCCACGCTTCAGGTCTCGTGCCCCTTGAGTGAGGCCCCGAGTAAGACGGGCAAGACGACCGTCGTCGCTTCGTCCCGAGGGAATAAGGCCACTGCGGCCCAGCACAAGGGACACCCCATCATCGTGGGCCTGAATGCCTACATCCAGGTCCCCAGCACGCCCGCTGCCACTGAGTAGGCACTGCACAGTCCTTTGCCCGTGAATGGTTCAGGCCGGTTCGATTCCGGCCCACGGGCTTCACGTCTTGACTGAATAGGAGATCACGCCATGGGTATGTACGCTCGATTTCTCGAATCAGAGTGGCCCACTGTGATTCTGCTCACGGTGCTGGCCTACTGCACACTGTGCTGAGGATGAAGGGGTGTCACTCCCTCGAAACGTGACGGTCCTCGAATGGGTACAGCTTTCTACGCCTTAGCTGGGCGGGTTCGATCCCCGCACGAGGACTTTCTTGGACTTCACTGAAAGGGTCTTGCTATGCCGGAAGTGTACGAGGTTCCGCAATCCATGATCGAAGCGAATATGTTCGGCATGGAGAACGAGGGAATTTGTCTCGCTTGTGGTGAGTACAGGGGAGGGTGTGAACCCGATGCCGAGAACTACCCGTGCGAATGCTGCGGGGAGAACGAGGTGTTCGGGCTCGAACAGGCTCTACTCATGGGCCGGATCACTCTGCTCGAAGATCAGTAAATCAGTCCCGCCCGTTGTCCTGACGGGCTCTCTCACTTCCTTGGGGCACAAGTGTCGCCAGTCTCGCCAACTGGGTGCCCCCCTTCCTTGAATGTGTCGGGGATAGTCCCCGCTCATATAGTCTTGGTATTCATTGGAGGTTCTATCATGAATGTGACATTGAACATGCACGTTCCCGAAGAGAACGGGCTGGAGTTGCACCAGATTCCTGCTGGGCACCTAGTCTCTGTTGTGCTCGACCAATATGGCAAGCGTGGCAGGCACGAAGGGATCGGGCTCAAACTCAAACCCAACACCTACAAGGGTGAAACCGGCTGCTTCATCTGGCTGATTCACGCTGGTGGTGGGACGAATCAAAGCCCGATGCCGTGTGTCCCGAGTCTCGCCATGAGGTTCCGTGATCTGGGTGAAGCCAACATCTCGTTGGAGAAACCCCTATGAGTCAGGACATCACCGCGTTCGCAAGAGAAGACGAGGACACGGGTCTGTTCCCGACGTTCTGCCCGTATGGGTGCATGGTGGACGATGACGCCACATGCCCCCACGGATGCAGAGCAATGCACAAGGTCATTGAATCACAGGAGCAACGATGAAACGAGCAGGCAAAGGTACTTATGTGGTGCTTACCAATGGGTACTTGGAGGAGTTCAAGCCTGAACTACATGAAGATGTGTTTGAGTCTTATCAGGAAGCACTGATATGGGTACACGAACAGCAGAGTCAGTACCCAGACTTGGACTACTACATTTGTTCTTTGTTTGAGCTTCACCACTGTACTGCACAACGTCACATACGGAATTTGAGGAGCAACGATGAAGATCAGACGCCCCATCGAGAACGTGCTGAAGCCAGCGTGGACATCCAGTGACCTGAGTGGTGGGAACCATGATCCCATCCACACAGCACGTGGTCGGAAGCCGCTGAGCAAGTCAGTACTCAGAGCAGCGATGTCACGGATCAAGGACATCAGAAAACGGGCAAGGAAGTCCGACATGCCGGGATGTATCCGGGCCTTCAAGTTGGCTTGAGGAGAGTGACATGACACCGCATGGCTGTATACGAAAACGCCGCATGCCCTCTGGGCGACGAGTCGCGGCAGAGAAGAAACCGTACAAGGTGAACGGGGTTAAGTTCATGGCTACCTGTGCAGGTGACGCCATGGTGCAATACCTGCATAAGATTCATGACTGCATGGTTACGAGAAGCCCCAAGATTGCAGCCAGGAACTTCGGCCTGACCGTCGAGAAACAGAAGTTGGAGTGGGTGGAGATTTAGCATCCCCTGAAAGTGGGACACAATGGCTAAACCAGAGAGGGTTCGATTCCCTCCGTGTCCCTTTTGGACTATCACTAGGACCTTTTGATGCCCCGGTAGCATTGTGGAATGCGGCCGATACGAGCCCTCGCTGGGACTGTGGCACGTGACATACGTCCAGGGTTAGGTGGGGACGCTTGCCTAACAGGCCATTCGGTACAGAAGCAGGTTCGACTCCTGTCCGGGGCAGCGTTTATTGTAGGCCATTAGGCCGAACAACGAGGCGTCACTGAGAGTCTGTCCACGCCTACAACCCTACGGGGAGAGAATAAACGGGGCAGCACTAAACTTCAAGGAGCAAGTGACATGGAGCAGCCGCATAAGACACTGATACGGTCAGAGAACATGTGTGACATAGTATGCTGTCTGGTCATGGAGGGACTAGAATTTCACGCAAAGCCAGTCAATGAACGGCTGGACCCATTGCAGACACGATGGGTTTTGACCATGGACGTCAATGACATCAACAAAGTGCCAATGATGTACCGTACGTTGATAATCGAGGATTGAGGTGAAGCATGAGGACAATGTACAATCTGGGTGACCCACTGACGAAGTGTGCGTCACGCTTTGGCGACAGCGTTTCGATCTGCTGCTTCCAGTGCAGCAAGGTGCGGGTATGGAGTATGGCTGTCACTCAAGGGTGGGTAGCCGGGTTGTTCTCCTTCACCTACCTGTGCCCTGAGTGTTATGAGGAAAAGTATAAGGACAGAGCATGAACCCACAGTGCAGAACATGCAGACACATGGCGTTCCTGGTCCCTCCGACCTGTACAGCATACTGGTCTATGGAGGACTGGGACAACTGGATGTTGACTCATGGTGAAAGGAGGTGTGGTCGTGGCGAAAGCGACAGACCGTGTGTGTCTCCGCATCTACACGGAGAACGTGAACTACCATCAGACTGTCAACAGGGTGACTGAAAGGTTCCCCAATTTCACCATCTACAAGGGTGAAGGATGGTTTGGTGGTCAGAGCGAACGTGCCCTAGTGATCGAGATCATCTGTGATTTTGGTCAGCAGGACGATGTGCTCGATCTGGCCTGGGACATCAAGAAGCAGAACAAGCAAGAGCAGGTGCTCGTGACATGCAGGGGAGTCGCGTGCATGGAGGTGTGACATGGTGACAAAGCTGGACATCAAGCGATACGGTGGTTGGTACCACCGAGCCCATGAACGTTTGGTCCGTGAGTTCGGTGAGGATGCTGATCTATTCGCTGACGTTCTGGCTGCGACTTCGCCGCGTGTATCGGTGAAGAAGAACTGGCGGGCTGCGTGCAGACTGTACGAGAAATGGAGGGCAGATGGGGTGGTTGCGTTGTGGTTGGCCCCCATGAAAACGCACCACCCGAACGTGATCAGAGCGTTCAACAGAGAGCCCTTGTCTGGCCCAAAGGTACAGCGGTTTGCAGCCAACCTGAAAGGTGACTTCAATGTCGTGACCATCGACGTGTGGATGTGCAAGTACTTCGACGTCGAGCACCAACGACTGTCCAAGTCACTGTACCGAGAACTGGAACGTAAGGTCAAAGACTGTGCACGTAAGCACGGGTGTGAACCGTGTGAATATCAGGCCGCTGCGTGGACCGTGACACGACTGAAAGCTGGATTCAAGCCTAGTTCGTTCCTCAGTGCGGCAGAGGATGACAGGCAGATGAGATGGGAGTGGGCATGACACCGTATTGGTTCTACCTGACAGGGAGCATCTGTTTCGCAATTGGCACTGGTATCGTGCTGGTGCAGCACTACTTTGGAGGGTGACATGGACAAGGTTTACGTGAAGTTCTTTCATTCCAAATCGCTGGCCCACCTGAACCTGGATGTGGGCAATTTCCAACGGAACGGCAACTACGCCATCGTGGATGCTGAAATGTACCCGGAAGATGATGGGACCTACATCGCAGTGGTGTACTACCAGTTTGGAGGATGATATGTACGTGAAGAAGACCAAGCGGGTGACTTTCATCTGGAGCAACGGGTTCTCGTTTGGGTACCGACCTCACCCGCACACTAACGTCTTCTATCTGGGCTGCATCATCCTCATCATACGGCTGAAAGAGAAGCGTGCTTGGAAGCTGAGCAACGTTGACGGCTGGCCCAGAGGGTGGCATTACATCGTCCGGTATGGACACTTGGCCGGGGAAACAGGTAAGTGGGCATTCAAGTGGAGAAAGTGACATGAAAGCATCAAAAGAAACACTGACACTCAACAACGCATGGGTGAGGTGTCACCGCATGTGGCGGCACATCTATGACAGGATACGTCACGAAGGGAAGGTTGAGTCGATCTCAGAAATGAAGACGCATTACCTGAAAAAGGTTTTGCCGTACGCTCAGTCGATTCAGCACGACTGCTGGTTCTGTGCGTATGCGTTCGACAGGAATGTCGAAGAGTTTGGTGCTGGCAGTATTCACATTTACCCTTACCCCATCGCTGAGGCTCATGAAAAGACCTGCAAGCACTGTCCGGCGAAGCTCGTTGACCCTAAGTTCAACTGTCAGGACCCCCACTGTCACTGGGGTGAGCACCCGATTCAGTTCTACAACAAGATTCGCAGCATGTACAGGGTGTGGCAGGCAATGACGGGAGATGCACTGAAATGAAAGTGATCGTGGTCAAGACATCGACTGGCATGGGCACACACTACTGGACCGTATGCCCGAGATGTGGTGAGTACCACTGGTGGTGGGTTGGCCGACCGTCACTCAACCACTGTAGCAAGTGCAAACTGTTCTTTCAGAGAGCGTACGAGGTGACACAATGCGACCACCCCCACCACCACCAAAGAAAAAGAGAAGAAGCAGCGGATCGACCGTGGAAAACGTCGGAGAGTTCAACACCAGACTCAAGCGATTCAAAGACGCTTTGTATTCACGTCCAACGAGAACCGGCGTCACCGTCTACGACGAATGTAAGCTGGTGGAAGAGGCTTATTCGTTGGCTCTCGTGATGTCAATCTTCACCAAGCGTGGTGGTCCGTGGTTCAACTCCAACTCACCGGGTTGGCAGGACAGATCACAGCGTGCAATGGAGATGATGGAGGAGGTGTGGATGTGAAGAGTTTAGACACGAAGCGTAGCTACTGGAGTCATGCCAAACTGATACGATACCTTGACCTCGTGTTCGGGGACAGGTTCTGTGAGGTGACAACGCATGGGCGTGATGGAGATCGTGCGGTATACAGATACTGTCAGGTGACATGCAAATTGCCGTGCCATACTAGCCCGTATGAGGTGGTCACTCAAATGTACAGTGCAATCGAGAAATTGCGTGATCTACATCAGGCCGAGCTTGACAGGCTCAGAAAGGAGTACCCAGATGTGTTCAACCATGAGACGCCTGCGTCGTCGTAGCATGTACCGTTGGCAGTGGACGGACAAGTTCCAGACCCCGCCGAAACCGAGTAGGGGTGACAGGTTCGACCGCTTCATGCAGCAGACTGCCCTTGGCCGTACGCTGCTGACCGCTATTAACTGGGTGCTGAGGAGGGAGTCATGACCGATACAGTGACACGCATCATCGCGTTCGAGTCAGGTGAGCTTGACTTCAAAGGCACACTGCACCTGTTCGCTGACCTGATCAAGTCTGGTCAGGCATGGACACTGCAAGGGAGTTACGGTCGGAATGCCCGTGCTCTCATCGACCAAGGGTACATCAGTGAAGACGGCGAAGTGTTGAAGGAGGAGTGATGGCGTTTGACAGCATCGAGATACACGACATTGACAAGCTGGAACTGAACGAACCGCACAAGCTGAAGGACAGTGACACTGTAGTGCGTACCCTGCGTATCAGGCATGACGGTGGAGTACTACGCATCAACCTGTTCGCCAATCACGAGAGCAAACTGAGGGTAATACAGACATGACCGAGAGCATGCGACGTAAGCAGGCTTTCTTCGCTGGCAGAGCGATGGGCCGTAATGACATGACCAAAGTGGAGGTACCGAGAACCATGAAAAGACTGAGACCACCAGCCCGCACACACTTGGCAGAACAACTCGTCGCCCGGTGGTGGAAGCAACTGACCTGCCAGAGCGGGGCATGGAATCGCAACAAGATCATCGAAGAAGTCATCCGACTGCTCAAGGCCAGACTGAAGGAGGACAAGCAATGAGAGACGTTGACATTGCACCGGAAGCCATGATGAGATACGACGGGTACGGTAACCTGATCCCAATCAAGCCTTGCCCACTTCACAAAACTTATACCGGGCAACGCAAACCACGCATGGACTGCGACGGTTGTTGGCGTGTGTTCACTGAAAAAAGTAAGGGGGTCAAACAATGATGCACCAACCTGTAGGCCCCAACCGTGGTGACAACGGCAGTGGGCCTATGCGAAAGGGTATACGGCTTGCTGTCACTGAGGGTAATATGTGGGTACGGTACTACAAGAAACTGTGGCCCACTGCTGACATGAACCGACTCAAGGAGATGGAGAATCGGATGTTACGGACGATGCAAGCTGACCCGATGGGACCGCCGATGACCAAGACCGAACGACATACGCGAGTGAAGCAGATGCATTTCAGCTTGAGCCGCATCCCGCCTGATCCTCGCAATAAACTGATGGGAGGGTGACATGGTTTACAATGAGGAATACTATAGGGCCAAACGTTGGCACGTGGAGAACCCACATGTCTACACACTGTTCTGTCACCGTGCTAGGTTTCTCAGGGAGCAACGTGGCTTCACGCACTACAGTGCCTGGGCATTGCTTAATGCATTGCGGTGGCACTATGACGTGGAGACAGTAGGTGACAGGTTCAAGATTCCCAACTACATGATGGCATTCTTTGCCCGCAAGTACAACTCAGAGTACGGCGTTGAGTTTTTCAAAACGCGTCGGTCGGTGCTGGACGAGGTTGAGGAGGTGTCATGTGCGACGAAACCGTAGACGACTTGACCATGATGCGGACCATGCTCCAGATCAGGAAGGCGAGTCGAAGGTTCAAGGAGACCGGCATCGAGCAGATCGTATACAGACGCTGCGGCAAGCCGGGGCATATGGATTTGCCTCTATGGTTAGAGTTCAACCTCGACGGGCCAGACACAACCCGCGTCTGCCACATCTGCCACCCCGCTGAGACCAACCACTTCCAACGGTTCAGATACAACCCGGCGACAGATAAATTCGACAAAATCTGAGAAAATTCCTGCGAAACTTGGCAGAATGGTACAGTTTTGCGGGTATAATGGAGGCACGTGTTTTTATGGACGCATCACGGAAGGCTCAGATCAAGCAGCAACTGGCCGAGGACATGCAGGCACTGGCAGTGACAGGGGTGGTCAAGTACCCTGACCAGTCACGTGTGATCCCTACGGAGCAAGAAGCAGTGTATCGCCTGTGTCACCATGATTTCCTTGGCCTTTCCCAAGAGGAAGCGGCTGAAGTGTTGGACATTGACCGGCGTACGGTCAGCTACCGGCTCAGTCGCATGAAGGAGGTAGCCCCGCAACTGTTCCCGATCCTGTCGAGGAACGTCGCCGCTATCTACGACCGATTCGTAACTGACAACATGTCCGTGAAGGAGGTAGCCGATGACCTACGCCTGACCCCACGGTACTGCTGGCGTGTGCTGCGGAACCTGTGGGAGAACCGAGAGCAAACGAAACTGTACTTCAGGGTGGGGACAGGCACACGCCTGCGTTACAGACCCTGGATGGATGAACATGTAGTCACTAACTTTTAGGAGGACGTATGCCTTACATCGTAGCTAAAAAGAGACGGATTCTTGAACCCGTAGTGTCACCATCTGAGCATGCTGGTGACCTGAACTTCGTGATCAGCAGGCTATGCAACCGCTACATCAAGACCAATGGCATGTGCTACGCTGTGGTCAACGAAGTAATAGGCGTTCTGGAGTGTGCTAAGCTGGAACTGTACAGGCGTGTGGCCGCACCGTACGAGGACAAGAAGATCGAAGAGAACGGCGACGTGTTCACTATATAAGGAGAACGAATGGACATCAAGGAATTTATGAAGGACACCAACCCGAAGGACTCGGTTGGCATTAGGAAGTGGCGGCAACTGTGCACCATACCCATTGCTGTACTGTGGGAGCTTGGTGTCGCCATGCTTGAAGGAGCACGTAAGTACGGACGCCATAACTACAGGGTGGCGGGCGTGCGATCATCGGTGTACGTTGATGCTGCACTGGGACACATCACCCAATACGAAGAGGGCGAAGACACTGACCCGGACAGTGGCCTACACCACATCACCAAGGCTATCGCCACACTGGTGGTACTGCGTGATGCACAGATTCAAGGTAAGTGTGTCGATGACAGACCGCCGAAGTCTGATGTTGCTGCAATCAGAGATCGACTGCAAGGTGTGGTCGATGATTTGTTCGAGCGGTACCCGCAACCGAAGGGTGCCTTCACACAGAAACAGATGGAGGAACAAGAAGATGCATAGAGGTGGACGCTATTACCTAGCCCATCCGTTCGACGCCCGTCACTGGGTGCGGAAGTGGGAACAAGCAGTCGAAGACAAGTTCGGTATTGAACTGATCAACCCGTTCTATGACGCCCCGGAGCGTGAGGATGTCGCCAACCTGGACGCCGGTCGAGCCGAGCGGTACGAGCAACTGATCCCGAGTGAGATCGTACGCAAGGACACGTTTCAGATCGAGCGGGCTGACGGCACTGTCGCCATTGTGGACGGTAGCCTGAGCTATGGCACGATCATGGAGATGGTGTACACGTCGATGATCTATCACAAGCCGGTGTATCTGATCTGCACGAACGGTCATCACCAACACCCATGGCTTCAGCATCACTCAGCCCATGTATTCACCACCTTTGAGGAGTTTGATCAATGGCTAGAGTCCTCGTTTTAGGAGACCCGCATGAGCCTGTATGTCACCCTGGGTATCGCCGTTTCGGCATGTGGCTGCGTAACAAATACAAAACCACGAAGACCGTGATCCTCGGTGACGTCTGTGATCACCACGGTATCAGTTTTCATGCGGCCAACCCCATGTGTCCTGGGCCGAATGATGAGTTCAAGCTCACCCTGGAGAAGATTCGGAAGTGGTACAAGACGTTCCCGAATGCCTACGTCACACTTGGCAACCACGATATGCGTGTGCTCCGGCTAGCAGAGTCGGTCAACATCCCGGCCAAGTACCTGCGTGATTTCAAGCAGGTGTGGAAGACGCCGAAGTGGAAATGGGTAGAGGACGTACGCATAGACAACGTGTACTATTTCCACGGCACTGGCAGGTCGGGAAAAACCCCGGCATATAATGCAATGGTGGACTTCGGTATGTCAGTGTGCATGGGCCATTGCCATTCAGCCGCTGGTATCAAATGGCGTACTGCCCCAGTGCATCGACAGTTTGGCATGGACGCTGGGTGCGGCATTGACGTGGACGCATGGCAGTTTGCGTACGGCAAACACATGAGACAACGCCCTGTCTTGTCGGCAGGTGTCGTGATCGACGGCATACCACAACACATAATCATGCCGTGTGGTCCTGGTGAGAGATTCCACAAGAGCAGGTTTAGGAGTAAGTGATGAACAATCCGATTAAGACAGCGGATTTACAACTTCAAGAGGTGGTGAACCTGATGAACGACCGTATCCGTCAGCTTGCGGTGACCGGTTCGTTTGTAGAGCGTGACGCCATGGTGCTGTACTGTTCAAAGCTCGTGGCGGCACGACAGTCACTGTCTTCCATATTGAAAGGGCTTGAGCATGCCGAACGGCAAGGGGGACAAGCGTCGGCCCCGGTCAATCAGCCGGGAGGAATACGACTTCCGTTGGGAGTTCGCGGTGGGAAAGTGGACTCTAACGACGGAGCAGTTCAATCAGAAGATCAAGGAGATCAGGGAAAGGACGGGTAGACCATGAGTCTCGATTCAACCACTGGTCCCCGGCATATCATGCAGGTGAAGAACCTGCGTAAAGATGTGATGGGTGCCATTCGTGCTTTGGTAGGGGTGATCAAGCACACGCAGCACAAGCAACGGGTGATGGACCTTGTCACCAAGCTGGGCGTGGGCAGTGATCCAGACTACGCTAGTCTCCCGGCCAAGCCCGATGGTTTCGTCGTCACCAACTCAGCCTTCATTGCCAATGGTACTGGTAGCTTGCGAACACAGTGCGAGTTCCAGATCGTCTCGATGATGATCACGTACTTCTGGCTGTTTGCTCAGATGGGTGACATGCAAGAGTTGCGATCAGCGATGCGATACAAGGGATGGATCGAACGCTACGTGAAAGATCATGACAAGTACGAGGTGTGCGGTGATGTGAAGTCCGGGTTCTGGTTGGCTAACACCAGCATCCTCAAGGATGGTGAAGACCCTACACTACCGCAATGGCTCAAAGACGATGGAGGTGAGACTGTATGATTTTACTATACGTGCTCCATGCACTGGTCGTGGTGATAATGCTGGTGTTTGCGTTACTGTTGCTTAGGAGATTGTGATGAATCTATGGCACGAGCAACTAGAAGCGGCAGGCTTCCCGACCAAGGTGCTCGTGATAGACTTCGAGTCTTACTACGGCGATGACCTGACACTTGACACAACCAAGAAGGGTGGTGTGTCCATTGTGGAGTACGTGACACACGCTGACTTCGAGTTGACAGGTTGCGGGTTCGGTGAGATGACGCCGCAGCACGGGCGTTGCAAGCCGTGGTTTGTCACTGGGCCAGACGTTGAAGCTGAACTGCGAAAGTTGTGCAAGCTGTACGGCAAGAACCTGGAAGATGTCACAGTGGTAGCCAAGAACTGCAAGTTTGATATGCTGATCCTGGCCGTCAAGTTCGGCATCTTGCCGCCGTACACCGTAGACTGCGACGACCTGACCCGTACGTTCGATTCTCGAATGAAAAAAGGTATGAAGGATGCAGCCCCTGTGTTCGGCATAGGCATCAAGGGTGAAACTGCTCAGTTCAAGAACCTGCACTATCAGGAGATCATCGACAAGGGACTCCATCCAGCATTGGAGACGTACACCTTGAACGATATCGACATAGAGCAGCAATGGATTGAGAAGCTACTCCCCATTGTGGACAATCCGCACATAGAATTGCCGCTTGCTGCACACACGTTGCAACTGTATACCAGACCACGACTTACGTTCGACTTCAATCTGTGCGAGTCACTGGTTGCCGACATGCAGGAGGAGATCGAGCGGTCACTGAGGGACATCACACCATGGGTGTTGATCAACTCAGGCTTTGACGAAGAGGACGTGGACTTAGCATTCGAGTGTGACGCGTGGGTAGAACTGGTGTCCGACATCATTGGCAAGGACCTGCGATTCGTACCATTGCTGATGAAAGCACTGCCTGATGGTGACGAGGTACCCATCAAGGACGGCAAGCCGGGCAAGAACATGAAACTCCTGCTCGGTCACGATGACAAGATACCAGCCCTTGCCAAGAACGACGACGGGTGCAAATGGTTGATCGCTCACTCTGACCCCACGGTCAGTGCACTCATGGCGGCACGCCAAGCACTCAATTCCTGGCCGGGGCATATCAAACGCCTGACCAACATGAAGAACCAAGCACGTGCATCGGGTGGCAAGTTCCGCATCCCGTTGAAGTATCACGGTGCACACACTGCACGGTGGTCAGGTGAACAGCAGGTGAACACTGCCAACCTTGGAGGTACCGGACGTGGACAGGCAATTGCTAAATCAGTATCGCAGGTACGTCACACCATCACTGCTCCAGTCGGTTGTGACTTGGCACTTGTTGATGCGGCTCAGATCGAGGCAAGAAACCTTGCGTGGTATGCTGGGCAAGACGATCTGCTTGAACTATTTGGGTCAGGAGGTGATCCTTACTCAGACTTAGCCGCTGATATCTTCCAGTGCAAAGTGTGGAAATGGCAGGACGGTGACGTCGAGGAGTACAAGGGGCAGAAGGGCAAGGTCAAAATCTATAGAGGGTTCGGTAAGGATGCTATCCTTGGCTGCGGTTACGGCATGGGGTGGTTCAAGTTCCTCACGAACTGTCTTCAAAATGATGCCCTTCGCCCGATGTTTGACAGCGGTGAGTACGACGAGGACTTCATCAAGGGATTGATCAACACGTACCGTACCAAGTATCACTGCATCCCAGGATTCTGGAAAGCAGTGGAACGAGCGTGGCGTAAGGCTACGATGTTCAAGAAAGACGTGCAGTGCGGACGGCTGTTGTTCACCCATAGCAAGAAGGGGACTACCTACATCACACTCCCCTCTGGTCGTCGTCTTCGGTACCGCAACGCTAAGGTGACACGCAAGGACGAACTGAAGCACAGGCATGGCACCTTGTGGGGTGGATCGATTACCGAGAACATTGTTCAAGCCACGTGTCGGGACTTCCTGGCAGAGTGGATACTGGAACTAGAGCGTGAGCATGACAAGCGTGTGGTTCACCATGTCTACGACGAGATCATCGTGGTTGACAGCAAGAAGAAGATCGAGGACACGATGAACCTGATGATCGACGTTATGTCACACGGTCCTGAGTGGGCAGACGGCATGCCGTTCGCTGCTGAGGGTCAGGTGTGCAACCACTACACTAAGTAGGAGACGCAATGCAGCAGGTCAGCGAATCAGAGTTTGACTGTAACCTGATACAGTTAGCCTCGATGGTGCCGATAGAACTGATCGAAGACAGGCACGGGCATGGTATGGTGTACGGCAACGTCATTGTATCCTACCTTGACGAGCGAGAGTTTCTGCTGGCTAACCCCAAGCAGCGACTCGATGCTTGTCGGCGTGCCTACATTCGATGCCTTCGCACTGCCATTGATCAGGCATGTGACGCACTGGACGAGCTATCTAATACAGGTCGAACCAAACACTTGATCACACTGTCAAAGCAAGTGACCGCTTCAATTGAAAAGGGTCACGCCGTCCTTACAGACGGGGCCGACTTAGACCTGGAGGTGGAAGATGAAACGAGTACGTGATCTGATCCTGTCAGCGTCAGCGATCTCGGCGTTGAAGACCTGTCCTGTGCTGTTCTTCTTCCGCTACATTCTGGGCATACGTAAGGAGGACGAGGGTGAGGCCCGCCGCATAGGTAATGGGTGGCATGAGGGACTAGACATCACGTCCACTGTCCCTGAGACGCCGTGTAAATTCTGTGCGGGTGAGAAGAAGAACGATCCTGACTGCTATCTGTGTGGCGGCGAGGGATTCGTAACTGACCCGTGGGAATCGATTGCCCGCATGCTCAACCATCGGTACTCACCGAAGGTGCCCATTGAGGCAGCGAAGAAAGCCAAGGAGCGGGCGGTCATACAGTACGCCCTGATGGCTTACGAGTTTGTGTACGAGGACGCCCAGGACTACGAGGTGGTATTCAAAGAGGTGCCGTTCCGTATCCCGCTGATCGATCCGAGGACACGGCGTGCTGTTCCTGGCGTGTTCATTGACGGCATGCTGGACAAGCTGATCCGACAGAGTGATGGCACTCTGGCAGTGATGGAGCACAAGTCCACGAGCAGTGACCTGTCACCGAAGTCTGACTACTGGAACCATTTGAAGTTGGACACGCAGATCAGCCTGTATGTCTACGCTATCCAGCGGTTGCAGGATGACGGTATTCTGACGGCACATAAGATCATGCCTGATGACCCGCCGATCACTGATGTACTGTACGACGTGTGGCGTAAGCCCCAGATCAAGCCGAAGAAGTTGAGTGCGGCTGATGCTGCGGCGTTCATCAAGTCTGGCGAGTACCACGGTGCCGAGTTTGAGGTGAGCGTGGAGGACGACAGGCTGCTGATTGACGGTAACGGTGTGTCCTTTGAACGCAATAAGCCGACCAAGAAAGAACCGGACGGTGCCATTGTGTTTACCGAGACACCTGAGATGTTCGGGGCTCGTCTGTTCGACGCTATCACTGATGACCCCGAGCATTACTTCTGCCGGAAGACCCTGTCTCGTACGCCTGAAGAGATTGAGAAGTTCGAGTGGGAACTGTTCTCGATCTACCAGACTATCAGTAGCATGACAGAGTACGAGTCATGGTATCACAACGAGCACGCTTGCGAAGACTATGGCAAGTGTGACTTTTGTTCGGTGTGCTATGATACGCAGTGCATCGATCCCGATTGCCCGCCTGACGGGTTCAAGTGCATCTTCTCAAAGGAGGACAAGTAATGGGTACAGCGACAGCCGAGTTCTGTGGTACGAAGATTTACGTGGAGGTTGTTGGTCGTGACAAGAACTGGTTCGTGAAAGTGAAGCGTATCGATGGCAACGCCAGGTTTGGCAAGGACGCCGTGTTGCTTGGCCCCCATTCTCCAGGTTACTTTGGTACACCGAGTGAACACCATCCGAGACTGCGGTTCACGTCACGCCGTGAGCTTCGTGAAGCCGTGAAACGCTACAACCAACTCAACGGATGGAATGGTGGTTACACTATCATAGGAGGACTGCATTGATGGACGTACCTGACAAGAAGAAACCGGCAGGCCCGCCTGCCAAGAAACGGAAGCTGTCCGACGTTAAGGGCAAGCTCAGCAGTGGCAAGAGTCGCCTTCGCAAGCAGCAGAAGCGTGACAAGATCGTGCAGGATGTTGATCCCACCAAGGTGTACACTCTGCACAAGGGCAGCAAGACACGTGGTACGAAGGTCATCGTCTACGGCCAGTCAGGTATGGGGAAGACTACCATCTGTACACTACTCCCCAACCCTGTGTTCCTAGCGGCTGATGACGGTATCGATGACATTCAGCACCCGGTCACTGGTGAAGACTTGCCGACCTACAAGGTTGCCTCGTACCAGGACCTGCGTAACATGCTGGCCCAGCCCAAACTGTTCGAGGACTTCGACACCATCGTGCTCGACACCATGACGATGACTGAAGAGATGGCAGTTGAGTGGGTGCTTGAGAACGTGAAGAACGGTGACACCTATGCCAAGAACCTTGAGAGCTACGGCTGGGGGAAGGGATACTTCCACTTGTCTGAAGCTGACAACGTGATCAAGCATGACCTACAGAAGCTGGTCAACGCCGGGAAGAACGTGGTCATCATCTGCCAGACCGTTGCAACCAAGCGTTCCGAGGCAGGTGCAGAGGATTACCTGAAGGACATGCCCAAGCTGGTGTACCGTCCGAACGTCAAGGCGACGGCTGCGATGGACTTCGTGGAGTGGGCTGATCACGTACTGCGGATTGGGTACGGTGACCTGAAGGTCAGCAAGTCGAAGCGTGTGTCCTCGTCTGGTGACCGTGTGGTCTTCGTCCACCCCGAGGTGCACTTCGAGGCCAAGAGCCGTACGATTCCAGGTCAGTTCCCAATCGTCAGCTTCTGCGATCAGAGCGACGGTTCGATCTGGGAGTTCATCTTCAACAACGCGTGGGAAGCACTGATGGAGGAAGAGGATGGCAATACTGAGTCTGAATAAGCTACGTCAGGCCAACAAAGACCGGAAGATGCGTAATCAACCGTGTCCTTGTAACTCTGGCTTGAAGTACAAAGCATGTCACGGTGATGAGTCTAAGCGGCAACGGTGTAGTGCCATTGCCAACCTCGCCATGGGCGTGCTGATCACCCATCAGCGTGGTCGTTCCGGGCTGATGAAAGAGGATGACGTTGACACAGTCGTTGGTCAGATTCAAGAGCACATCTACAACCTGCTCGATCCTGACTACACACCCGAACCCCCTAAGAAGGAGGAACCGGAGTCACAGGTAGCTGTACCGTCAGAAGACAAGCAACGTGAAGACTCAGAAGAGGAGGCCAAAGAGGTAGTCGAAGAAGTGACAGGCGAAGAAAAGATCAACGGCATACGCGAGGCCGCAGGTATTGAACGTTGCCCCAAGTGTTTGGGCGTGATGATGCAAGGCGAATCGATGTGTAGCAAATGCAAGAAAGGACACTGATTATGAGTAGAAGTCTTCCCGAATACATGGGCGTGTATAAGGCCATGGTCCTGAGCAATGTGGTTGAGCCCACCAAGAAGTCGAAACTCCCGCAACTCAAACTGCGTGTGTTCCTGACTGAGTTCTACGACGAGAAAGAAGGCGAGTGGCTCGATGTCAGTGAAGAGAAATACGTGATGACTGCCTTCCTTGTGCTGTACGACAAGGAAGACAACGAGACCATGAACCATCAGCAGGTCTGCAAGGTCTTCGGCTGGGATGGCTGCGGTTTTGATCTGCTGTGCGGTGACCTCGAAGGTCACGAGCTTCAGGTCCGGTTGAAAGAGAATGAGGACAACGAGAAGTACCCGGTCGAGATCAGTTGGATCGATGAGATCGACGCTGACCCGCAGGGTGGTTTCAAGAAAGCCTCTGCTGAGGACATCAGAGACCTCAACGCCCAGTTCTCGCATCTCTTTAAGGCCAAGAAGGCCGGGGCCAAGAAGGCCGCTGCGTCAGCCAAACCGAAGAAGCAAACGGCGGCAGCGAAGAAGAAGGCTGCTGCGGCTGAGGAACCCACGGAAGAACAGACGGCTGGTGCCGAGGAAACTGAGGAACTAACCCCGGCCCAGAAGAAGGCTGCTCTCCTTGCCAAGTCTAACCGGCTGCGTAAGGAAGAAGAGAAGGAACGAGCCGAGGCTGAGAAGGCTGGACCGCCCGCCAAGAAGAAGAAGAAAGCCGCTGCGACCAAGAAGAAAACCGCCCCGGCTGACGGTGACACGATGCCCGACGACTTTGACAAGAGGTCCGCATGGTTCACCATCGCTGAGAACCGTGACCCTGAGTGCAACGACGAGCAGATGAAGGCCGAATGGGATGCCGCCATCGAAGAGTTGGCACCCGAGGGTGACGAGGACCTCCTCGACGCCGAAGGCTGGTGGAAGGTCAAGAACGCGGTTCTTGCGAACATTGGTAAAGATGCGTAACTAAGGATTGACAATGAATCTGAGTGACAGATACCATAGATTCCACACTTCGGTGTACGCCGGAATGTACGAGGACTTGGCTGGGAAACTTGGGGTCGAGGTCGATGCCATAAGAACACTCGGTGTCGGCTTTGACTACAAGTACCAAGCCTGGGTATTTCCAGAACGGAATGTCTTCGGTGACGTCATTGGTCTGTCCTACAGGTACGCAGATGGGAGTAAGACAATGGCCCCGACTTCGTCTCTTCCTGGCAAAGTCAAGAAGAGCAAGCGGGGCCTTACTTACCCCTTCAACCAGCAGTTCGATTCAGGGGCGAAGCGATACAGCCCAGGACGGCATAACTGGTCTCGCGTGAAGGATGTGGGCGTGACATGTCCCATCTGTAAAAAGCCTGACTGGTGCCTTGTATCAGCCGAAGACCCTACGAACCCACAAGCGGTAATCTGTGAGCGAATTGAAGAAGGATCAGTGAAGGAAACCGAGGGTGGTTACCTCCACATTCGGAAGAGTGGCGGCAGACTATCAGCCGCAGCCAAGCTCGTGTTGCCTCCTTCAGACCTACCAGTGGTCGTGGTCGAAGGATCATCCGATGTCCTGGCTGCACTGTCGATGGGCTACGTCGCCATTGGACGCCCCAACTGTGGGGCATGTGCTGGCTTGCTGAGCAAGATGCCACTGGCTGGTCGAGAAGTTTGGATCATAGGTGAGAACGATGCCGGTGCCGGGATCAAGGGTATGGAAGAGACCTTCGCCGTGGTGAGCAAGCTGTCGTCTGATGTCAAGATGGTCTTGCCGCCCGAGGGGATCAAGGACTTGAGGTCATGGTACCACACCGGGCTGTCCTGTGAAGACCTGATCGAGTACGTAGCCGAGAACGGACGCAACGCATCAGCCAACGTACAAGTATTCCCAGACGCCCAACCTACCACTGTGGCCGATGCTATGATCGAGGACACTAGCATCGATGGCAAACCGACCATGGTGATTTATAAGGACAAGCGTTACAAATGGGACGGCTCGATGTACAAGCCACTGCTCGATACGGAACTTCAGTGTGAGGTTCTGGACTTCATGGTAGGGAAGCGGATCACGACGGAGACATTGACAGGTACCGTGGTTCGACCTCTGCCGACAACATCAAAGTGGGTGCGTGACGTCCTGTTCTGCCTACCTCGAAGTTGCCCGATTGCAACTGAAGAAGGCTGGCTGACAGAGACAGACAAGCCCCCGCTCGATCACCTCCTATCGTTCAAGAACGGAATCCTCGACGTTGAGGAGTACCTGGAGACAGGCAATACCAAGTTGTACCCGTCGTCACCAGACCTGTTCGTGCTGGGCTCGTATCCGTACGCTTTTGATCCCAATGCTGAATGCCCTGACTTCGAGAAGTTCTTACTTGATACCCAACTTGGCAACGTTGACATGGCTAAGCTATTGCAGCATTGGGCAGGATACGTACTGGTGCCGGACATGTCACTTGAGAAACTGGTGATGATGGTTGGCAAGCCACGTGCCGGTAAGGGTACGATCATCGAGTGCATGAAGGCTTTGATTGGTGGTGACCTGTGTTCATCACTGCAACTGTCACACTTCACGTCGCAGTTCGGACGTCAGGCTATGATGGGGAAGCTACTCGGTGTGTTCGGTGATGCCAAGGCACCTCGTGCTGCGGAGGCTGACATGTGCTTAGCCCACATGCTCCAGATCACTGGTGCTGATGCTGTCAACGTGAACCGAAAGTACTGTGACGAACTCACCAATGTCTATCTGACCATCAGGTTTATGATCGCCATGAACGAGTTGCCACGGTTCTCTGATAACTCGTATGCTCTTGCTGCCCGAGCGTTGCCCTTCGACTTCACCAAGTCGTGGGCCGGGCGGGAGGACTTCACGCTAAAGCCACGGTTGGTACAGCAAGCCAAAAGCGGTATGCTTATCAACTGGGCACTGCGTGGACTTCGTGAGTTGCGAGAAGAAGGGAGCTTCAAGATTCCCAGGCACGCCGAGGCGTTGCTCAGTGATCTACGTGGTGCTAGTTCGCCGGTGCGTTTGTTTGCCCAAGAGGTGTGCGAGCGTACGCCGGTCAGCAAGGTTGAGAAGAACCTACTATACAAGGTGTGGGTAGCGTGGTGTGACTCGCAGAAGATGCACCCCGGTTCCAAGGACAGCTTTTGTAGGAAGCTATTGAACGCTGTGGACGGAGTCGAGCCCAAACGCGTGTGCATGAACAAGCGTAGGTATTGGTACTTTACTGGTCTCGGCCTGAACCAAGAGGCAGTTGACGAGTACTTTGATTAGGAGTTACCATGAGTGACATTAGAGACGAGCATACGTATCGGGACTTGAAGAACGTTGTCCTGGTCGTGGTGTGTATCCTGGCCGTAGCGGCTATCGGGTGCCGTGGACTCGTGGACCGTGTGACACCGGCTGATCAGCCCCCGGCTGTTAGTCGATACCTTGGTGTGGAGCACCAGGATTTCACAAGTCTGCACGATCTGCGGCAGAAACAAGACGAGATCAAGATCAGGCACCGCGACGAGCAGACGGACCTGTTGCGTGCTGCACAGGACGACGAGGTAAAGTACAGTGATGCGATCTCCTTCATCGAGTCCTCCATCAGTGACGCACAGTCCCTTCAAGACATTGTTGTCGGGTCTGAAGATCAGCCCTTCTCGGTTCTCGGAGTGCTTGCGGGCCTCACTGGTGGTGCCGCGATTGGTCGTGCCCTCAAGCGAAAGGGCGACTACTCACCTGCGGAGGTGCGAGAGTTGGTAGCCAAGGCAAAAACTGGAGGACTGAATGGGTAGTAAGCGGGTCTGCATTCATACGCGTGACGATCTGATCTCCTTCATTGAAGACAGTATCAACCGTCGCGGTATGCTGCGGGCTTTTACAAACGGTGACGTGGAAGTCCTGGGGGGTTTCAAATCGATTCCCCCCAGGAATCTTCCTGGCTGGATTGTGGAGGCTAGACACACGGTCGGGTACGCTAAGTATCACGTTGCCGTCACTGTAGAGACTGGTGGCATACACCGGATATGGAACCTCGTGACAGGAGTGCCATGGGATCAGTGGATAGGCGACAATGAAGCCTATCAGAATAACCAGTTGATGACCGGGGACCACCCCGACAGATACAAGGAGTATAAGGATGACGCAGGGACCTCCCCCGAAGAAGTCGAAGCGGAAGGCCAGAGGTGAGTGGTTGACAGTCAAAGACGCATGCATCTACTATCACAGCATCACACACGAAGATGTGCCTTGTGTTCAGACTGTGCGTAACTGGATGCGGCATGGCAAAGAGGCGTACGACGGCGAGTCCGTGTGTCTCCAGTACGTCAAGCGTGGTCGTCGGTTCATGACAAAGCGGACCTGGATTAACCTATTTGTCGAGGCACTTTACGATGAGAATCTTCAAGTCGAATGACAAGTCGGATTTGATTAAGATGCTGGATGGGAGTCAACCGTGGAAGCCGGGCGACGTGTTCTTCCTATTCAGTCGCATCATGGAAGAGATCAAGCTCGAAAAGCCTGAGCCCTTCATGATCATGTGGCAGGGGGTGTACTTCCTTGTACCCGGTAGTGTGGTGGAGAACGCGATGGATAGAGAGGCCACACTGACTAAGCATAGTGAGCACTATACTAAGGGTGACAGGTTCACCCCTACGGTCATTACACTTAGCCAGTGCGAGGCACTCTCTGATGAAGCTGTACACATGATGTCCAGGGTCAAATTCTACCCGGACTGAATCACGACAAGAAGACGCGATCAAGTGCTGCCAGTATGATCGCCAGCAGCAAGGCTTTCTCGTATAGCTTGTGGTGTTCAAGGTGGTTGCTGAATTGCTTCTTCAACCAGATCATGTCCACTCCCAGCCCAACGAGGATGTCATGGTCACCTGCTTGCTGTAGTTTCGCTTTGTCGTTGGGTTCACTCATAATCATACACCTCCGTACCTTCATCGCCTTCCTGTTTTAACCGCCCCGCGATATTCTTGATCACGTAGGACGGAACACCAGCGGTCAGTGAGACCTTTGTCACCAAGTCGCCAACCCGCTTCTCTAACTCCTCTTTGGCTTTGTCGTCTTCTGCAACCAGAAGGCCGAGAGCGTAGGCGATTGCGGTAACGTTCTTGTCCATGTCACTGATGAGACTGAGTGGCATAGATTCGAGGTTCTCATTGTTCAAGAACACTCGTTCATCCTGAAGCCCCTTCATCAAGGCGTCGATCTTATCCTGAAGGATCGTACCGAGTACGGGGAAGGCATCAAGTGGTGCAAGCACAGTGTCCTTGACAACGTCTTCAATGTCTTTCCGTTTGCCGTATAGCATGTACGCGATCAGGATTCGCAGCGTGGCATTCGCCATGTAGCTGGTGACAGGCCAAGCTACACGCTCAGCGAACTCAGCTTGATCTGCCATGGTCCTGTCACTTGCCTTGTAGTCAACCATGGCATCGTTCCACATGGTCAACACTTTCTCATGGAAGGACCGGAACATCAGGAAGGATCGCATCAGCTTCGGGGCGTTCGTGATCATCGACCGATTGTACACGTCCCATGACGGCTGCGTTCGCTGCCATAGGTACTCAGCACGTTTCCGAATCACGTCGTAATACTCAGGTGTGCCCTCTTCGATTGCCCCTACGTCTTCGCCTGCCCACCACTTGGTGGACTTCCCTTCTATGGTCCCGGCCTGTGCGTCTGCGAACTCAGCCTTGGCTGCTTCCCACCCGGCCATAAGGGCCGACATGTCAGCGGCCTTGAGCATCCATGACGCGGCGTTGCCCCATGAGGACTTGCCCAGAATGTTCTTGCGGACTGCGTCGGACTCACCAGCCACACCAAGTTCAAGTGTGGCTTTGCCCGTGTGGAATCTCTCGAACGCAATGTCCGAGGTTGACAACATCTCTTCCCAAATCCCCCGGTTACCAACGTTCTTGATCGATCCGAACACGTCCTTCATGTACTTCTTGCTGACGTACGATCCGTAATTGAACACCGAGGTATACTGTGACATCCATACCTTCGGATTGTAGTACAGCAACGCCCGGTACGTGTTCGGCATGATGAAGTCGATCACACTCTCCAGAATATTCTTGGCGTGCACGGTACCCTGTGCATGCTGCAATAGCTTCTGGGCAGTGTCAAACTCGTCCTGCATGCCACGGTTCCGGTACGCGTCCCATAGGGACTTGTCATTGAGAACAGTGCGTGCAATGCGGAACGGCTCAGCCATGCCGAAGTAGTTGGCAATGGCACCTTGGAATACAGAGAAGCGTCGAAACGCGTCACGAACCACCAGTGGTCTGCTACTGTTGGCACGCTTGTGCAAGATGCTCTTGTTCTCGATCAGGTTGACGTTGAACTCTTTACGCTCACCGCCGACCTCATCAGGTGACAGTACTTCAAGCCCCCACCAGTCATCGATGGTGGCAATCTTCCGTCCGTCCAGTGCCTGCGACGTCTCGTTGATCGTTGATCTCCATGTGGAGTTACTGATCTTCTTGAACAGATCGGCCACTGCTTTGGCCTGATCATTTTCCTCGATCATGTTCCTGATGTCGGCCAGTTGCTGCGGTGTGATAGCCCCGGTCTCCTGGTCGCCAATCACCGCACCACCTTCAGTTAGGTGCTTGTATCCGTCCTCCTGGTTGGAGATCAGGTACAGGTCGATCAACTCGGCCCAGGATAGGTTGGCGTCCACGTTGCCTAACCGGACCTGATTGCGTTGTGTAGTGCCAGACAGCTTGGTCGGTAGGTGCTCGGTCACACGCCGCAGGACCGACCGTATGGGGTCAAGGTCCTTGCTCATGCGGACCAGATCAGACTCTGTTAAGCCAGCCGCTGACAGCCCCTCACGCACTGCGTCATAGACGTGCCGGTTGTGCTTGGCCTCAACCGTGTGCCCGTTCTGAATGTTCTTGTCGAGCACCTGAGAATACACACCGTTCTCGTCGCCACCGTCAAGCCGCTTGGCTACGTGATACAGTGGCGTGTTGGACAGGCCGAAGAAGAAGTTCTTGATCCGACCCAGCGTTCTGCTGGCCTTCGTGGTCGTGACCTCGCCACGCCGTCGCCTGCGTGCTGGTGGCATGTTCGCCACGGTGTCCTGTGACTGCTCCATCACGTCACGCATCTTCACCCGGTTACCATCGACCATCACGTAGTTGTCCCAGTCGTCCTCGCTGATCACCCCGTCCGCAGCAAAGTCAGACATGTACTGTGCTACCTGACGCAGTTGTTTGCCCTTCAGTGACTTCAGGCTCTTGTCCTTGCCAGTGACCTGGATGATCGCTTCGTGCAAGATGTCGTGGGCACCATCACGTGCTGCTTTGGCTTCCACTCCACGCTCAATGTCTGACTGGGTTAGCTTCTCGACCATGTTCATAACCATATTCTTGTACTGGTTACGACTGTGCTCGACGGGCTTGCCCTTAGCCGGGTCCATATACTGGACGCTAGAGGCCGGGTCAGTGCTCTGCTCGATCAGTGCCGTAAGATCGTCGCGGTGATCCTTCAGAAACTTCCACTCGGCAATCTCGTTACCTTCCAGTGAACGCTCGTTCTTCTTCTGTTGCAGTTCTTGAAACCGCGTCTCAGCATAACCCAACATGTCCTGGGTCTGCTCAGGAGAAAGACCGTAGTCCATTCCCGTCTGTTCGTCTTCGGACAGGGTCTGGTCATACTTACCAGCCTCGATGTCAGTGACAACTTTGTCAAGGGCTGCGTTGACTTCCTTACGTTCTGCGTCACCCTTTACGTTGTCAAGCACGGTTTCACGAATCTGATTGACTCGTTTGATCTTCTCGGACTTGTCAACGTACGCCACCTTCCCAGCACCACCAGCCATAGCAACGCCAGAGAAGATAGACTCAAGAGGCCCACCCATGGCTGCGGCTTCCTTCACGCCACTCCATACGTTGGTGCTGCGATCAGTGAAGACCCATCTCCACAGGTTCTCGTTGAACGTCTGTGATCCCTCTTCGCCCATACCACGAGCGTAGGCTTTGCCCATTTCCCACATGACCTTGCGGGTGCCACCCTGGATCACAGGCTTCATGTTCTTGAAGAGGCCGATCTTCTTGCCTAGTGTAAACCTTTCGATAGCAGCCTCTGGAACAGCCGTCATCCATGCACGCAGTGCAGCCGTCTCTGGCTCGTTGCCCTCATCACGTGCAGCCATGTAGTGCTGGCCTGCCGCCTGACTTGCCATCAGAACCACACCACCCGGCAGCATACCTTCAAGCATAAGAGGCAGTGACTGCACCGCACCCTTGACCAGCTTGATCGGGTTGCTGAACAGTTCCTTTGTCACGCCCTTAAACCCAGACTCTTCCAGTTGCAGGAAGTCTTCAGGGTGTGCCCTCTTATACCAATCGAGGTTGCTCTCCCACTGGTTGACCCACTCTTGAACAGACGACAACTGTTTCTCAGCAGCCTCTGGTACCGGCAGGTCCATGCTATCGTACATACGCTTCTGAGCGTTTTTGAAGTTCTCAGTGTACATCTTAGCAAGGCCGACACCACCCTCGATGATCCCGGCACCAGCCGCGTACACGCCAGTCTTAGAGGCGGCACTACTCAGTGACCTGCCCGCCGCTCTGGCTGCTTTCTTGGGTGTTGCAACTTGCTCTTGCTGGATGCGGCCAATGGCACGATCCATATCAGCAGACGAATCGAGATCAGGACCGAACACACGTTGGGCCATAGCCTTATAGTCAGGGACCGCATCGGGGGCGTCGTCACGCTTCTGTAACTCCCGGCGTGCCAACTCCCTGCGTGCCAGTTCCTGGCGTGCTAATTCTTGCGGTGAAGCCATACGTTATCCTCCTGCAATTCGTCGCAATTCCTCATCGGTCATCTGTGAGAAATCAGCGGGTTGCGGTGCTGGCCTGTCCTTCGGTTTGGTCTGCTCTACCTTGTCAACAAATGTGCCACCACCAGTCGGATCAAACGCCGACCCAGTGTCACGTGCTTTGACGTGGCGACTGCGGGTGATTTCACCGACACGCCGCTTCGTCTCTTCCAGGTCCGCTTGCAGTGCGGCCCATCGTTTCATGTCCTCTTGCGTAGCCGGTACCAATCTGCGGAAGGGCTGGAGACTCTTGTCTTTGCCACCCGGTCGCATCTCTGTCACGACCCTCTGTAGCCCGCCACCAACGAACGGTGCCTCACCACGCCGGAACGCCATACCGACTGGCTTCTTGTGCTTGCCACCCGGCATAACCTCGAACTCCTGAAGTTGCTCCTCCAGGCGTTGCTGATGAGTGTGCAGATCACGGAACGTCTTGACCGGGTCCATTGGTTCTTGCTCCTCGACGGCTGGCTGGTAAAACGTACGCAGCCGTTCCTGTTCCAGAGAGAACTCACGGTCTATTTCACGACGCCGTGCGGCACTTGATTGCTTGAACGCCTCGATCTCCATCTTGATCTGATGCTTGCGTCGAGGATCACGCTCCATGAAGAACTGATTCCGTAGTTTCGTCGCTGAGGCGTTCCACTCGTCACCAAGTGACTGCAACTTATTGCGGTATGCTTGCTCAGCAAGACGCTGACGGTCTTGAAAGTTAGCCGCTTCAAACTGTGGCATGGTGCCTCCTATTTCGTATACTCTGACCGGCTACCAAGCGTATCGATTTCGTAGTGGAAATCAATCTCTAGCAGTCCAGCGTCGTCATCGTAATCATCATCGCCGTCACCAGCATCACGGAACACACGACCGATCAGCATGCTCGATACTCCGGTAATGCCAGACCCTGAGATGGTCCCAAGCTCAGTGACATAGTGCTTGCTGGCAGTCATAGCCGCGTCACCACTGGTGGTGGCATTAGCCGCAGATGTCGGATCGCTATAGATGATCGTGGTGTTGCCATACGTGCCGTCGATGTCTACCCACGTGTACTCTAGCCCCCACTTCACAAACTCTCCCGACGCACCAGTTGTCTTGGGCACCCAATGCACGTGGCACTCGATGTCACTAGCGTTCTGCTTTGCGTGTGGGAACTGTGCCGTGAAGTAAACCTCTTCCTCGGTCGTCTTGTCAAACCAATAAATGAACACACCCTGTGAACTTGAGCCATCGTCTTTGAACTGGGCGAAGTCCGGGTCCTTAGACCCACCGAGTTTGGTGGAAGAGATAGGCACCCGCAGGTCATCCCATACCTTAGCCGCACCATTAAACTCCACTGTACCGTCTACTTCGATCTTGGTATAGTCAGTGGTGCCGCCGTCACCAATATAAGTCACACCGGCATTATCAATCACCATGCGGGTGACGAGAGAATCAGTTCCGTCAGCCGTAGTGGCAAAGACCAACTTACCCGGCATGTCAGTGGTGTCACCAGCAGTCGCTGGTTCACCGTCAACCTCTGCCCAGATAGCAGCAGCCGACTCCCAGTCCGATCCATCATACGCACGCCAAAGGATGGTGCCGATTTCATCACCGTCTTGTACTACTGTGGGGGATGCTACCGTACCACGGCTACGCCGGAACTTCAAGATCGCGTCAGTCCAGTCAGTGTCACTTGCCTCTTGCAGTATGGCAAGGTCTTGAGTGTCATCAGCAGCCACGTGCAGCATCGCTACGGGTGAACTAATACCAACCCCAAGCTGACCGGCCAAGTAGTTGTCGTCAGCAGCAGCCTGATACAGACCCCACGCGTTGGTGACCCCAGTCACTGACATGTCTTCAATATAGATGCCGTACATGGTCGTCACTGCACCGCTAGTGATGTACGGCCCGTTGGCATAGATGGCTGCACCCTCAGTAACTGTGCCACCACTCAAACACTGAACTTGTCCCTGTAGTGCTCTAGCCAAAGCTACAGTGCCAGTGCCGTCATGTTTTGCTGTAGCCTGATGTGCCAGGATGTTGCTAGTGATGTCGTTACCACCTGACACCTCCACCATGCTCCTAACACCAACTCCAACCCCCACGTCTCCACCACTGGTATCAACTGTCAAAACAGTGTCCAGTGCCTTCTGGTTACTGAGGGTCGTGCTGAAATCAATATCAAGCCGACCAGACGACGTAGAGTTTCCAGTCAGTGTCACGCCGCTAAACGCTGGCGTATCACCAGTACCGACACCCAGTGACGTTCTTGCGGTATCACCAGTCTCATAGGCAAACACGCCAGCCCCAGTGGCGACGATGAACTCACCATCAGCCGTTGGAGCACCGAGCGTCATCAGGTCCTCAAGTACGCCATCAACCGCAAACGATCTGCTGGCTGAGATGTCACCACCACCAGTCAGGCCGTTGCCTGCGGTAAGGGTGACCCCACTGTGGGCCACATGCTCGTCCGCTACAAAGCCAAGGAGACTATCATGGTCTATCTCATCCACGCCACCAGACTCGTGCGTAGCAGCGTGTGCTGGTAGGTCACTCACGTCAATCACGTTCCCGCCAGTGAGCAGGCCAGTCGCATCGTTCTTCACGAACCCGGCCCCGTCGTCAACAAACCCACCTAGTGATATGTCCTCAAACGTTGGACTGGACAACGCACCCAACTTGGAGATGATCTGCTGGATCGCTGTGATTACAGCCGGGGACGCCTCGCCAGGATTGGGCACCCCAATCCCAGGATTGTACCCACGTGTCGCCATGTGTCACCTCCTAAACAGGTCTTGTGCCTACGGAGAATCCACTCTCCAACTCACCATAGCCCTTGACCGGACCCCACGGATCATAAGCAGGAGCAGCCGGTGTGCCTCCACCAGTTGCGATTGCAAACGGGTTGCTGCCGAAGTCCAGGTCACCAGTCATGCCACCTGCCCCGAACAGTGACGGGAACTCTTGGGCTGTTGGTGCGACTGTCTCCGGTTGTGTTGCTCTACGTAACTGGGCTTCACCCAGTGCTTGCTCAGTTGCAGCAAGTGTCCCACGCATCGGACTACCAAACGCATCCAGCCCACGCTGTGCATTGGTCGGCCCTGCGGCCTGTGTTGCCTGTATGTCAAGCCCCTGCTGCCGCAGTGACGCATCAGCGAGGAACTGTAGGGTCTGGATGAACTGTCCCAGGATGTTCGACCGTGCCGACTCCCGTGCTACAGACGCTTGTGCCTCGACGGTCGGTGCTACACCCATCGTGGCGTTACCAAGCCCGCGTGCGATGTTCGCCCCTTCCATCCGATTACCAAGCATCTCAGCTTCCTTGTTGATCTGCCCTATGCGAGTCTTCTCAGCAGTCCCGCCAGGAGCAAGCGTTTCTGCCATTTTTGCCAGGATGCTCTGGAAGTCCATCACACCGTCACCGCCAGTGCTCCCGTAGCCCTTTCTGGTTCTACCACTACGTGCACGTCTGATAGGCATTTACAACCTCCCCGCTGGTTCAATCAGCACTTCAATCTCTTCATATCCCCACGTCTGTGAGGCCGTATTGTTTCGCAGCCGGATCGCTCCGTACTTGCCACGCACTCGTTTCAATGACCGCTTCCCCTTCACATAGCCCGGCCCGTGTAGCGTGCCAGACGTTGAGTAAGTATCAGCGGCTACCTTCTCCATAACCTCTTCGGGCGAGTCCCCAACGTAGTAGTACCACGTGACATCACTGGAGTCTGACTCACTCCCGCCACTAGCCCCACCAGCCAGAATGCCGTGCAGCCCCTGGAAGATTCCTTCATCCCCCAGCTTATCACCCATCTGAAACGGGCCGACTGTCACGTAGCTATCGACCGCTTGGTCGGTCGCCCCAATGTCGTCATCAGTCTCACTGTCAACATGCGTCCGCATGTGACCATCAGCACAACCGAAAACCAAGCCCTTGTCAGACGTGGTCGCAGAGTCATAGTAGATCATGGAGTACGGCGAACACACAACAGGGTACGTCTCAGGGAAAAACGCCCCTGCCCGCTTCTCGTACCAGTAGCAGGAGTTCGCCCCAGTCGCCAGCGTCACCATACCGATCATGATCCCGTGCCGATCAAAGTCGTACGCCATGGTCACCCGATGAGTTGACGGGTCCAGTGCCTCATCATCCATCAACTTGGGCAACACCAATTCAGTCATGTGCTCAATCCGCATTGCGTCCGGTGCCATGCGGTACAGCCCACCTGTGCCGAGAAAGTACAGGTTACCGTGCTCATCGTGACACCAGGACCGAGCACCGAACATGCCGACTTCCTTTGACACCTTACGCAGCGTACCACCCTGCCGTGGGTCATTGATCAGGATGTACATACTGCCCGCACACCCGAACAGCAAGTAACTGTTGCCGTATGGCACCAGAGCACGAGGCACGTCTTGTAGGTCACCGATGTCAGTGTCGCCACCCCTGACCGCAGATGCTACGTCTTGCTGGTCATACAACCAGTTGAACACGTTACGCTGTGCTGATGCATACCATGCGAACGGATCGTCAGGGTTGCCGGTGATGTACAAGCGTCCAAGGTACAGGGCACCGAGGTACGCCTTTGCAGGCAGTTCACCGAACGTGGCGTCCTGGCCGTACACCGTGAAGTCATACCAATGCCCGCCCGGCACGTCAGCCGGTGCTACTTCATTTGCATTGAGCGTGAACGAGATGGAGTTACCATCATTGTCTGTCCCAGTGACAGTCTCTCCACTTGAAAACGTGTTGGTAGTGTCACCACCCTTGTGCCCGTAGAGTGTAGTTGCCCCAGACAGGGCAGTGACATAGTCTACATACATGATCGCACCCGACGTGCCACCAGTCAGTTTAGTCTTGTGGTCCGGTGGGTGTGATCCAATGTCCGCAGTCGTGATCTTCGAGTTCGACGGGTCGAACACCTTCAGGTTCTCACCATTGAGGATGATCGCCTTGCCGTACGCGTTTGTGCACGTCAGGTTATCAGACGTGTCAATGTCACCAACTGAGGCGGCGAGTTGCACCATAGTTCCAGCAGCCATTACACCCCCTCATACCAGAGTTCATCATTTCCTAGTCCAATGATCATCCGTGTCCCGTCAGAAGTCAATCCCTTGACAACTGTTTGCTTGGTCAAATCAGCAGCACCTACAAACGTGATCACGCCACTCGCTTCCAGCACTACGGCAGGTGATACACCAAGATCAGCGGTTCCTGAAAACACTATGTCGCCCGACGCAGCCAATTCCACAGTGACAGTTGACGACAACGGGTCATCAGCGTCATAGGTCGGAGACCCTACCTCTGTCAGTGACGTACCAGTGTTGCCGCCATCAGAGTTGGAATCTGAAATCAGGTCCCAATAGTCTTCAAGGTTGCCTGAGTCTACCGCCGTTGGGTAGGACCCACCTGCTAGTGAAGCCACATTAGCATCACTGAGTGCTGAAGTCCACGCGGCACAATGAGCGAGTTTCCCGCCGAACAGCAGGTCAGCAGCCGCACCAGCAGCATTGGCATATCTGGCACCTATGCCTAATTGCGTGGTCTGAGCACCAAACGTCTTGGTAGTTGAGTCCGTGCCCTTTGAACTGCCGTCAATGTAAACACGGCGGTCATTTGTTGCAGCCCACACCGCAGCAAAATGATGCCATGTCCCCGTGGTTGCCCCAGTTGTCGTGGCTGCACTAGCCCAACTCGTTTGATAAGTCAGAGCACGCACGGGATCGTTCGGACTAGTGCCACTACCGAAAAACTGTGCGAGGTTGATGTAGGACCCGCCCGTGTTGTTGTCAAGGCACATTAGGGCTGAGTTCTGGGCCATGTCAGTCGTATAGAACCAGCCAGCAAATGTGAACGGGTACGCTTGGCTATGCGGATTCCATGACCCACTGTAAAGGTACTGTGTCGAGCCGTTAAGGTTCAACGCCATAGGTTACCTCCTAAGTCACGGACAGGTCAAACGCACTGATAGCGAATCGCGGGGTCTCACCGGACGAGATCGTTTTGGATGCCGTCAAAGAGATAGCATAGCGAGGTGTCCCACCACTTGCCACATCGTAGACCAGAATGTAGGTTACAGTGCCCCACGAGCCTGTGGCTTCAGGAAATGCAACAATGGCCGCGTTGTCAATGGCACCGCTTGCCGCCGCACTCATGTCCCCAGCCGCTACCGTGACACGCGTGTAACCGTTGCCAGACGGCTCAGTGACATTGGTGCCATCAGCCGCAGGCGTTGTGGTTGACAATGCCCAGTACGTTGTGCTGGCAAAGATCGCATCCAGCAAAGCATTTTTCTCGGCTGTCACTACTACAGTCGCCATAATTCCTCCTAGTCTTCTGCGTCTATGCTCTCATACCACAACGACGATCCACAGAAAGCCAGCAGTCGCCGCATTGTCACGGTGAAGTTCTCCCCGGTAAAGTACATTGTCGCCGGATTGAACGGATCAGT